TGGGAACATACTTCGTCCGATTTGACTGCTGCCACCGATAACCTGAGCGCAGACTATGTGATGGTTTTCATAGAATGGCTCGAAAAGCTTCTCTTAACCCCAGGGGAGCTAGAAGCAGGTGAGGTTATACCTGAGTTACGTGTAATGTAGTTATCCCAGACACTAATTTATAAGCGTAGAATACGAGCGACTGATCCTCATGAAGTTGAGCCAAAAGCATGGCGCGATTTCATTGTGATGATCAAGTCGACTCGGGGTTGCCTTATGGGACTACCTCTTTCTTGGTTCTTGTAGTCAGTGCTGCACATCTTCATCGTTGATGAGGCTATTAGTATAGCCGTGAAGACACGCAGCGCCAAAGACAAATGGAAGAGAAAGGACGTATTTGTCAGAATTCTCGGAGACGATCTTATTGCTATCTGGCCGAAAGCATGCAACACTGCATATTCGGCATAGCTTAGTGATAGTGGATTACCAATATCCAAGCACAAGCACCAGGTGTCTTCCACTGTGTGCAATTTTGCACGAATGTGGTTCGCACCTATATTTGGTGAGAAACGCTCGCGGAACGCTAACTTCGGAAACCTCAGCTGGGCTCCTGAAGCCTGCAGTGGACCGTACTTAGTCGATCAAGCGGGTTTCGCAGATTTTGGACACAGGGTAATCACAGGGTACAGGTGGATAAAGACTATCTCGATCGGCGCCTACGGGCGCTTCGATTCGACGAACATTTTTCAAAATGCGTCTGTTCTATCCAGCTGTTACCGGGCTAGTCACCCGGACGTTTTTCGGCGCTTCAGAGATGTGCTTAGAATAACTTCTCCCGATTTGTGGAGGAGGGCCGCCGAATAGCGCATACACCCAAATCTCCCCTATGTAGGGCTCGGTTTGCCTCAACGCCGTGGGCATCCGGACTTAATCGGGAAGGTTTCATTCCGAGACTACTACGCCTACGTGGCGTGCAGACAGCAACATTCGTAGCGCTCCATTGAGCAACTGTGGGATTTCTCTAAACCAACCGAGTTTTGGACCTGTTATAAGGGCGTAGTGGATGAGCACTTAAGTGCTCCCCTACACCTTGGTCCACAGTATATCTTGGCTGGGGGGAAACTCACTAAGAAACCAGTAAGCGTCGCCATGAGGGCTGGACGCAACCCAGAGTCGTTACTCAGACTAGGACTTGTTCCGTTCGAAGGGCTTCAAGGCCAGGTGGCGCTTGAAGCAACTAACCGCCTTAAGGTTATCTCATTAGCAGCTCATAGCGGCCTTCGAAGGAAATCAGCAAGTATTGAATTAAAGAAGCAAACTATCACTAGTATCTCTCTTGAACTCAGAAAATTACGCTCAATGTATGCCAAATTTATGGCTAAGCGCATCAAGAAGAGTAAGAGTAAACTGATCAGTGGGCCCGGTGGTCTTAGGACGACCGGCAACATGGTACCCAATCGACTCGCGAATAGAACTCATGCATCCTTGGCACTCACTCTGGTCTGAGTGAGT